GTACCACCTTCGCCCCCGCCAAAACCCCCTTTTTCTTTTGGATAAATTATTGGTATTCTTGCCGCACCGTCTCTTATTGTTACTGCGCAATCTATTCTTTGCCCAGAAGTTCCAGTAACTACGCTTGAGCGTGCGCCGATTCCCAAAAATCCCCTTCTGGTTCTTTGGTCTGTCCAGTTATGAAACATAGCTTCAGGGCCAAGTGTTATTTTTAACATCTGAGTATACGGTCTTGTTATTGGATATGAAAATATTTTAGCACCATTATTTTGAGCTTCTAAAAACGCCTCTGGTAACCCAGTTAAAACAGCTGGAGGTGTTTTGGATCCATTGCTTGGCCCTGGCAACCCTGAAGATGAAGCGCTTTCAGATTCTCCTGATATAAAAAAACCAGCTCTTTTTTCTAAAGAAGTATCTATATACCCAAGAGTCCCTTTGGGTTGAATGTCATCTTCATTTAATAAAAAATTTAAGCTATTAGAAGGGTGGTTCATCACAACCATATCAGATAAAAATATTGACTTTAATGCATCATTAGAATTAAAAGTTGACGAAGTATTAATGTTTCCATCATTACTATCTCCAGCCAAGTTTCCCGAAAAATCGCAAAGTCCTTCTATTGGACCCTCAGAAAGCACATCATAAACATTATACATTGTAAAAGTTTCTATCGGTCCACCTTTTGAAGCTCCGGATTTATCTTTATTAGTTCTATTATAAGAAATTGTATTAGATCCTATTTTAAGCATTCCATATCCAATTGGTACGGCAGCGCCTTGCCTTGCGGTGTTTGGTCTGTCATCAAAAAGATACGATTTGGTGCGCCTCGTTCGATCCGAAACTTTTGGGGAAGGAAAAAGTGCGTTAGCAATAGCTGATACTGCCATTGGCGCAAGAACATTAAACGCCATTTTACTAAGACTCATTTTACCCATAACTCCTTTTAATGCGCCAGCGGCCTTTCCGACCATAGCCATAATTCCACCCAGAATAGCTTCTCCCTGTATTACGGGTATAAGATGTATGTCTGTATCCGTAGACATGCAATAAAAACTTTTTTCATCGCAAAAAATATCTTTTAAAACATCTTCATCAAAATTTTTATTATTTAAAAATGATTCTATTTTTTTGATTTTTTTAGAGCCAATAGACGCAACAGCAAAATCATCTCCATCTTGAATTATTTCCTGCATTGTGGCTGTGAGCTTACCGCCAGTATTACAGTCTATTGCGGTTACAGCTTCTGCTGGAGAAGACACGTTAAGTCTCCATTTACCACCAAGCCTTTGCTCAAAAACACCATGTAAATAAATATTTTTCATCCTTATACCTTAATAGGTTTACACTCTTCGCCATCAAAATATAAAAAATTATCATAAATACAACTATATATTAAAAGAGGTATCTCATAGTTATTATATAATCTTTTATCAGACTGAGATGGAGCAGCATCAGACTCAAGATGAGAATGAACAAAACATAAAATTTTTTGCTTTAACAATATTATTTTTTCATCTATTTGAAATGATAAACTTTTGTTTTTAGATCTATTTTCCATTTCATAAAAAACCGGTTCATCAAAATCGAACACAACACCAGCTATTTCTTGACTGCTACTTCTAGAAATTTGTTTTATTTTTTTTAAAATCTCTTCATTTAATTCTGGCATTTTACTGATGTTTAAATCCAGCGGTTTCTGGGAATCCCCCAAATGGAACTGGCTCTCCATTAACCAAGTTACCTCCCCAACGCTTTAAACACCCGCCTAAAGTTTTCTCGCAGCTATCTTTTAGCCAGAAATCTTTTGCAGTATAAGGGTTAGGAGAAGGGTCTTCGTGAGATTGTATACATACAAAAATAGAAGGTACATAAGGCTCTTTATTTCCAGGGTGATTAACTATATTACCTTTTTGATATGATCTATCAACTTTCCACTTAATTGATTCTAAAAAGTGAGCTGAATTATTTTGCCAGCTTGTAACAGATATAATTGAATTAGTTCTGGGATCTGTAAATTTAGTTACTCCATATTTTGCGAAAGATGATCCAGTTTCAGTACAACATGGTGCGCCAGAATACTCACAACCTGCGCCTCTATATCTAAATGAACAATGATCAGCCAACATCTCTCTAGCGGGAAATATAATCCCCTCCATTTCAAGCATAGATGTTAATTCAAATTCAATGCTTTCTTTGGTTTCAGCGATTTTCCTATTTATATAAAATATATCGTCTGGCAAATGAGCGTTAGGATCAGCTTGCCCACTTGGATTCTTTTTCTCCCCATCATGGAGCGTATTAGTGCCTGTCCTAGATCTAAAGTTTGCGTCATCTAAAAATTTTACAAAAGTCCTTTTCCTAGTTACCTTACATCCGTGAAAATCATAATTCATTAAAACAATCGTAGACAATAAACCAGATGGATTAGCTATTGATAGTTTTGGCCTAGGCAACCTACCATCAGACGGCATTTCAAAATCAGTTGTAAACACAGGTAGGGGCTGGTAGCTTTTACCTTGCCATATGATTGGATTAGTGTTGTTTATTGATGGGCAAAATCTATATACTGGTTCGGATCCCAAATCAATTTTGTGTTTTTTACTTAAAAAAGAAAAGTCGTTCTGTAAATGAGAAAAATCAATTTCATACATCTCAACTATAGCGTCAGATTCTAGTTTGAATATTTCTTTTGTTATATTTTTCTTTGAGCTATCTGGTTCCATTGTATTTAAGTTGTTTTTGCCGGGTTACCTTTTAAATTATTACTATTATTTCCAGTAAATTCTATATTTGTGCTAATATAATATACTATACCTGGGCCAGCTTTTCCTCCATTAATTTCGAACATTTTCGATTGAGTGTTTCCTGCCCCTTCTTCTCCTAAATTACCACCATCGCCTCCATTTTGCATGGTATACAAAAAAGAATGAGTTTTTTGAATACCGCCAGATCCACCAGAGTTAATCTTGCCAGCTTTTGCTAGTATATTTCCTGGCACACCCATTCCTGCACCTCCTCCGCCACCACCCCCAAAGTCTATATTTGAAGATAGAGAAACTGGCCACTCAAAATCCATTGCCTTGTCCACATTTCCTCCTGCGCCTCCTCCGCCGCCACCAAATATACCTCCTTGTGTCGGAAGGTTAATTTTAAACTGAACCAAGGGGCTAGATTCATTAACCTCAAAAGCCACACCACCATCTTCGCCAGATCCTGGCGGAGTAATGTAAGGAATAGAGGTTTTGCTTCCATCATTCTCATCAATCTTGCCTTCGGAAAACATTCCATTACCACCTCTACCACCTTTCCCTATAACATAACAGCCTTCTGCGAAATTAACATTCACTACCTGCCCTTTAATATACCCGCTTCCTGTTTTTATTGCTGGTAGTTCTATATTTTCAGATGATATAACACCAGACATATTAAAATTTATATTTTTTATATTAGACAAAGATTGTCCATTTTTATTTGTTTCTCGAATTAATATATCTTTTAAATCTATATTGTGAAGTGAATTAAATTTTAACTTTTCTATTATTATTGCATCTATTAATGCGCCGTCTTCATTGCTAATAGACTCAATAGATTGAATTTCTCTAGGGGAACTCTTAGTCCTTAGAGCTAACATGTCTCCATCATTAATTGGTATTAAATTATTATTAATATCATTATTTGCGGCCACAAAAATACCCAAACTAGACACAAAAGAAGTAGCATTTTCTCCGCTAGTAGCATATGTCCAAGCTGGAGTGCTTGAAGAGTCGTACTTAATTCCAATTAAGATTAAACCTGGAGCCCCATTAGATAATAAGATGTTATTAAACTCCTCCATCGTTTTGGGTTCTGCTAGATAACCCCCTTCAACCATTGCGCTTGCTTTGAAATTTAAAAATTTATCATTAGGGTCAACTGTGTTTACTTCTGAATATAAATCAGCAGAATATTCTTTTTTATAAACATCACCAAGTGCTTCCCCTTCCACCGAAATATCTATAGTATGCTCCTTAGATGATTCATACGCTATTCGAGCATTAATATTAAAATTAGAATATAAATCAATACTTTCTCCTTCAGATTTGTATTTAAATCTTAGTTTTGCATCATAAACATCATTTCCTTCTTTTGGATTATCGTTTTCATCTACCTCAGTAATAACTTCTATAAATAACTTGCCCCCTGCATCTAGTTCGGTTTGTTGAGTTATAAAACCCGAACTCAAATGTGGCGCACCACTTGTTCTGCTGCTTAAAACGCTAGAACCAACAACTGATTTTCTACCGAGATTATCTTGCGCTTTTATTGTGTTGTTTTCTCTATATAAAAACACTCCAGACTCACCGTTGTTATGTCCTTCTGGTGAAGATAACATGGTTTTACCTTGATACGTTTGAGCATATGTTCCCAAATTACTTTTACTAAATTTTGAGCTATCGTCTCCAATAATTTCTACACTAATTTCTTCTGCCTTCTTTTCTCCAATATTTTCTATTTCGATAATATTCCTAATGTAGAATTTCTGGCTGGCCCCAGGCTTGTAACTTGATTCCAAATTAATTTCTTGATTAGCAACAAGTTTAGCATCTTCTTCCGGCGAAGAATCTTTTCCAATATCATCTATTTCATCGTCATCTAGCGGCGTATTTTGACCCAAAGCAAATTGTTCAAATTTTGCTGTTATTGTGTGACTATTTTGAAATTCATATGTATGTTTCCATTCTTTGCATATAAACCTTCTTTTCCTATTGTATGGAGCGGGCGGCGTATATAAAAAAGACTTGCATCCTAATCGAGACTCAAGAAAGTGCAATATAGCATAAGCTTCTTCAGCTCTTCTGTTAGAAAAGGTTAAACTAAATTCTAGTAAATTTTGATTTACTTTGTGTGCGGGAAAATATTGAGTATAAGATGAGTTCTTACCTCCGAACTCAACTATGTCAGGTTTATGAGATACATTAAAAGGGGTCGATGCAAACCAGTGAAATTCTCGAGTCCATATATTATGGTTAATAGATGTTATATTTCCATCCGAATCCTCAACAATAGGAGGATCTCCTAAGCTAGTAGTATCTCCAATATGATAATAATACGCATTATTTTCTTCTATATATACAACATCATTCTTTTTATACATGACATCAGCTTGATATATATCAGGTCTATTAAGATACATATAATCATTTCTATTTAAAATACTAGAACTGTTATCAAATATAGATAAATTTATAGTATGTGTGTCTTCTGTTTCAATTTCATGATCAAATTCAAAACAATTAAATTTTCTTGTTAAATTTTCTGTATTTAAATATGGAAAAAATAAACTTAATCCATCCATATAAAAACCATCAATACCTTGATTATAATCTAATTGAAATTTTTTCTCAGGACCAGGTTCGTGTTGACCTAAATGGTTTTCTATGAAGTGCAGTATTGCATTAGCTTCTCTATTGGTTCTGTTTGAGAATTTTAGTTTAAATGTAGCCCTAAGCCCATTAGGTCCGTTTGGTCTGTATGAATTGTATCCATCTCCGTAATTGTATTCAACAAGTTCTGATTTAAACTCGACAGAAGATCCGTAGTCTGGATCAAATATAAAATGATCTTTAGTCCAATCGTTTTGATAATTATTGTCTAAAAATGGATCTCCAGCGTCTTCATCTAAGGTTAAGACTTTGAAATTCATGCCTTTTGATAAAAAAGTAGGCAAAAAATCTTCTTCTGTTATTTGGTGATAGTCTTGGCCGCTAGCACAATAACTTGCTAAAATCATCACGTCGTTAGTTACCTTTGCTATAGAATAAGTCCCAAGAATTACATTTCCACCCAGATCTATCCTAACAGTTTGACCCTCAATCATACGGTTGTTTAAAAGCCCGCCTTGATTATCATAAATAAAACCCGTAGGGCCCCTATAAACTACAGTACCGACATGATTTTCTACCAGTGGAATATCAGGCGGAAACATATCGAGCGAACCAAAACCCCGAGTATCGCCAACTGCATTTGGCCACTCAGAATTTATAAAATTATTTATATCCTTCTTAGCATAGTAAAAAGCATTACTCTCTCTGTGCCTAATAATATCAAATTTTTTATAATCTCCAGCTTTATTCCAATACCCCTTATAATTTTGAACAGAAGATATGTAATAGTTATCTGCCTCAAGCTCTCCGCCTTCTGGTGAGTCACTAATATTATCGAATGTTATTTCCTCAGTACCACTCGCATTATATAACCCTCCTGTTGCTGTTGTTCTTGATGTTGAGCTAAAATTCTGAGAAGAAACCGGGGCGTTATCTATATTGCTTTGATTTGATGTTAAATCCTCCACAATCCAAAAACTTGTTTGAATTTGCAATTGATTTCCATTTGGTCCCACCCAAAAAGTGGGGTGATAATATTGATATTCAGTCCAATCTGTAGTGTTTGACATTAATTCTGCAGAAATTTCTATCAGCTTATGACCTTCGGTTGGATTCCATTCTGCAGGATCAACAATATAAGGGGTTAAGCCTCCCGAAACAACAGGCTGTTGAAAATTCGCAAGAGGACACCCAGTATATCCTAGATTGTTTCTTACAGAGCTCACAGGAGACGTACATTTATAGTATTTAGTTGTACTATATCCACTCGCACTATAATAAGTAACAATATCATCTACTGCGTAGTTTCTTTTTGGATTCCAAAAGCCTGTATACTTATTGCTCATTATCTAACTACTTGTGAAACTGAAAAATTACCACTAAGATATCCTCCTGTAGATACTTCTAAACTTTGAGACATAACCTTACCTATACAACTAAACGTAGCTATATGTGGGGATTGCCTTTCTGGACTACCACCTGGAACATCTATTTTTTTAGCGCCATATAAGTGCAAATCAATAGCAACATTTTGTGGTATATCTGAAGGATTTTTCATTTGGATTTCCCCCATATGATTAATGTAGTTTATTATTTTATTTGACTTAATATTGCAATTAATTTCAATATTACTTATTGCACTTCTATAAGGCAATAAACCTCCTGATGACAATAAAGAAGCTTTATGTTCATTCATTCTTATCGTATAAGTTGTTTTTCTTGTTGCCTTGGCGCTGTATTCCGCACTCAACATTCTTAAATCAAATTTATTATTTTCGTCTTGCAGGTCTATACCTGAAGCTACTATCTCTCCGTAGCTTTTTAAACTTTCTGCAGGATTAATATCTGGAATTTCTTCTAATTTTTTATCTCCAATTTCATGTATAGTTCCAAATATTTCGTACTCCGCTTTAGCTCGAATCAATTGAAACGGCTCCATAGTAAAAGAAAAACTAGATAAATATGCTGTCCAAAATCTATACTGCCCTATCCTACCCATAGTAATTGGACTCTCTGACATACTGTCGCTAATATCAAATATACTTTGTATTGGATTAAAGTGTTGATCCGCAACTACAAACTCAAAAGACAGAGTTCCCTTCAATGGCCCGGTGGGTACAAAAGTTGGGTCGTTTACTGTTGCTCCTGCATCATTCAAACTAAAGCCATCAAAACGAACATCTCTTTTTAATGATGGAGACATATTTAAACTTGCAGAAGTGGCGAATATTTGCTGATCTCCAAGTTCAATCAGACATCTATTAAAACTAGTAAACTCGCTCATAACCCACCAAACATCCTTTCATCAGAATTAGCCTGCTCATCAGCGCTTATAAAATCTCCTTCGGTATCTGTTCCGTAGCTCGGTGTTGGCGTGGTTTGTTCAATTGGGTATGTGTCTGGTGTCCTCGGATCGGTTTCGAACCCTATAAAACTTAGAGCGATAGTCGTTTCTTGCTCTGTTGCAGAGCTTTGATTTACAGAAGAAAGTTTCGCGCCAACAATATTGTATTCATTAATTACAATAGGAGCTGCATTATCCATTGTTTGTGGGTCATATATTTTAACATTTAAATTTTCTACGCTAGACTTAATTGAATCATAATCCATGAGCTCTCTCATTTGCAATATATTATAATCTTCTTGCGAAATAGTAAAATCTAATTTTGTTTCTATAGGATATATAATTTGTATATCATGTGCTTCATAATTTTTTAATGAATGAATGTGTTCTTTATTGAGAGCGTATAAAGCTTCTACTGTTAAAGTTCTATCGATAGCAAAACCAAGAATATCATAATCGTTTCCGCCGATTTCAACAGCAATACTACCTTGAGTAGGAATTATGTATTCTCTGTCTTCTTGATCTACTTTAACGCCTTCATAGGGAGTAATTGGATTACCTTGGGAGTCGTTATAACTTCCAGTTATTGCATCAATCCCTCCGCCAAAGTTACCGTAAATTCTTATTGTATTATCTATGCTTGGAATTTCTCCTATATTACAAGAAACCTTTCTAGATATAACGCGCCCTTTTGTAAAACCTGCTTGTTGAATTCCTTCTCCAAGAACAAATCCTCCAGTAAGATCCTGATTATCGCGCTTGTCAGCAAGAAGATCTGGCCCAAGCATATACCTTGTAATAGATAGGTCTCCTTCTATTGGTCCATTAATAAAACTGTCTATATACCCTATCCCAGCAAGATACAAAGGCTCTACGCTGGATCCATAAGAAATAGAAGCGGAAGAAATACCGCTTATAATTTGATCATTTATAACAAACTCCTGCTCGTAGCTTGAAAAACTCATCCGTCACCTCCCTTATCGAGTAGACCTCCAGGGCGACTTTCTTCTTTAATTACTGTGACAACTTGGTCTTTAATTTTGGCAGACATTTTATCCATTTTATCTTTTTTATCTCCGTTACTGTCGTTGTCTTTCTTTTCTCCAGATTGTCCACCCGAACCATCAACATTGACAGTTATAGATATATTGTTTGTTCCTCCAGATTGTGGCGATGCCCCGTCAAGACCAGAAGAGTTACTTGCAACAATTCCTCCTGAGTTGTATTTTCCTGCATTTATTTGCTCTAAAGCTGGTCTTCCAATCTTTCTTGCGGCGTCTGCTCGAATAACATATTCTCCCTCACTTAACATTGTAGGTATTCTATCAATACCAGATGGCCCTGCAACTGATCCTCCGGAATTTTGCTTTTTTTCGTATCCGAATTTTCTTGCCATGCCCATGGATTTTTCTCCAAAGTTTCCTATTGATTGTGCGGCATTCGACCACCAACCATGATCTCCACCTTCTACCCTATTAACATTTCCTTCTCCAAACTTATAACCAAAACTTTTAAGTTTTTTAACATCCATTACATCGCCTGCTTTTCCTACTCCAGCTGGACCAAATGGCATATCTTCTGAAAGTTTAATTTTGCCACCTGGCGCCATAATTCCCTTTAATCCATCTGTAGTGCTAACCTCTGTGCCTTGACCTAAAGCTATGTCGGCTTTAGCAAATGCCCCTGAGCTTTCAAGGTGTTTGCCCAATTTAGCCATTGCCAGGTTACCAACAAATTGAGTAATTGCGCGACCTCTTTGAGCTCGTTTTTCGGCTTTTTTTATAAAATTTCTAGTTTCTTCTTCTTTTTGCTGTCTAAGTTCTTCAGTATATGCTTGAGCTCTAGAATTATTTTGCATATAATGCGCAGACATATTATGTTTTTTAAATGCTCCATCAGTTTCAAATCGATCCTTTTGTCTTACCACGTGCTTGGGTTCCTCTTTCTTTTTAAATAAACTTTGCAGTCCAGCTGTAAGTCCAAAACCTAAAAGCGAACCCATCATTCCTCCACCGCTTCCTGAATCTCCTCCAGAATTTCTTTTTGCAAAATGTTCGGGATTTACTGAACCCATCATTCCTTCTCCTCGTTTGGATATTCTGGTTCCTACGGCTCCAGACATTCCTCCAGAATTTCTTTTCGGCAAAGTACCAGCATTTACTGCATCCATCATACCAACACCATATTTAGAAACTGCGCCTGGATTCATTCTGTATTCTCCATTAGTAAGCATACCAGGAACAAGACCACCTTTATTTCTTCTTACCAACCCTCCTCTAAATTTTTTCTCACCATCACCAAAGATAGCCAGAGTAGCGTTTCTTGCAAATTGTTGTGCGAATGCCTGGTTCATGGTCTGTAAAAATGATAAAGCCGCATCTTTTAAAGAGTCTTTTAAGCTTCCTCCTTGTTTAATTGCATTGGTCATTGCGTTGCTCAAATTATTCGCAAAAGCATTTGGAATCATTTGCCCCAAATTATTATAAAAGTCACTAGATTCATCAGACATTTTTCTAAGAGATTCATTCATGCCTGCTGAGAAACTACCCTTAGTATTTAATTCATTTTGTATCATTTCTTTTCTTAAATCGCGCATTTTTATTAAATTCTCAATTTCTGATTCTTGCTGTGCTACGATTATAGCTTGTGATTGTTCTGCTTTTTTAATATCTTGTGAAATTTTTTCATATTGTTCCCTTAGAACTTTCATTTGTTCTGAGGTGTTTTCAGGATTTGACATCATTTGAGATCTTGAACTTAGTTTAGATTTAAGTGGATCAAGAGTGTCGTTTTTGTAATTTCTTCTTTGTATATCGTTTTCTCCACGCATGGCAAGTTCTTGAATATTAAATCCACTATCAATATCCTGCAATTGGTTATCTGTAGTTGTAGATAAAGTTTGATACCCAGGGCCTTGAGAAACCTGCCTTCTTAACTTTTCTACCTCTAAAGCCTTTTGCGCGATAGCCACTTGTGACGTTAACTTTTTTGAGTCAATATCAATTTTATCTGATATATCTTTCCTGACATCAGACTGTTTTGCCAGCTCTAAGTTTATTTTGCTTATAGTGGTTAATTGTTGGTCTGAAAAATCAAAATCTTGTTTAGAAAGCTCTAAAGCGTTTTCTCTTTTTTGAATTAATCCCTCCAATTGTCTTCTTAATGCTGCATTATTCTTAAGCATTCCATCTTCTTGCTCCACCATAGCTTTCAATACTTTTATATCTATTCCTGATAACGCGCTTTCTACGCCATCACTTTCTGCGGTATTTATGTATTTTTCGTATTGTCCTTGAAGAAATTTTGGAGTACCAACATCTTTACCTAACCCTTTAAATAATTGTTCTAGACCTGTATTATTCTTAAATTCTATAGTGCCATCTTCTTTTTGATCTGCTCCAAAAACTGTTCTAAATTGATCTGAAGCCACAGTATTCCCAGAGATTGATTTAAATAACCCTGATCTAAAATCTGATTCGGCAGTTAAATCCGATTTAGATCTTTTATTTTTAATCGCCAATCTTTGTTCTTGGGTTTGCATGCTGACTCTTGTTGCTTCTTTCAAATTTTTTCCCATGATTGCAGATAAAGCTTTATTTTTATTTGACAATTCTGCTGCGGAATGAGCTTGAGATTGAAGACTTTTGTTTAAATCATGTCTGACTTTAAGTTCTATACTTTGAAAGTTTAAAGTTTTAATAAATGCATTTGTTTGATCTTGTATAATTTGAGACTGTTGTTTAACTGCCAATAGATTTTGTTTTTTAAAGGTTTCCATATCCTCTTCAGTCATGCCTAGTTTTTTTCCAAGCTCTAAACCTTCTTTTCCTCCTCTTTGCAAAATTGCCATATCTTTTCCAGTCATTTTTACTTCCCGCTGCTCAGTAATAGGCTTTCCGTCTTTAATTTTTGTATTCGCAATATTTGTAGTATGAATTCTATCAGCTTCTTTTCCAGTACCATATAAATTAGCTATTATTTCGTTTTGCAATTTTCGAGCGACCTCTTCGGCGTTTTTCACGGGCTTGTCTTTGGTTGCAGAATCAATGGGGGTATGTGGCATCAACAAAGCTTCCAGGTCGGCTGTGTCATTTCCGCCGGATGAGCTTAGCAATGACATCACTTGCATTTGGCTCCGATTCATTTTTGAAAAGTCATCAATTTCTTTTTGTTTATTAGGATACTTTTTTCTTAAATCTTCAATTGACGATTTATCGACCTGTGACCCACTGTTAAGAATATCCATTGCAGCTCTATTCATGTCTTTTTTGAAATTTCTTGATTGAACAGCATCCTTTTTTGTTTCTTCGAATCCATACAGTTGTTCTATTGCTGATCTTATTCCATTTCCTGCCCCTCCTTTTTCAATATTAGATAAGTCTGTTAAGCTTTGCTGTATACTTCTATCGCCCAAAATATTTTTTTCGTATGTAGCTTCTCGTGCCGCCGCTTGTTTTGGTGAAAGCCCTGTATATGCTGCGTTTAAAAAGCCCCCGAGTGGTACCCCATTTTGACTCATTTCTCCGCTTGCAACATTAAGAGAAAAATTATTATTAAGACCTAAAGCTCCTATTCCTCCGTTGCCTCCAGAAAAGGCTCTCAATTGAGTGTTAGTCGCAGCAGCTTTAGCCAATGTTTGAGCTAATGAATTTTCATTAAATGCTTGCGCGTTTTTTCTCGCAGCTTCAGCCGCTTCTTTATCTGCAGCCGTCTTTTCTTTCGCAGCCTTTGATGCTTGGCTATATGAACTGGCTGCACCCGCCAGCGCTCCGACTACTGTGCCAACTGCAGTTCCTATACCAGGTAGAATCATGCTTCCCATCATGGCTCCTGTCGCAGCTCCAGTTAAACCTCCTGCAAACGCTTGCCCAGTTTTGTTTTCTCCAGCTGCTTGAGAAATCATACCAGATATCATGGGTAGCCCCATTGCAAGAGCCATGGGTGCAGCACCCCTCATGGATCCAGCCCTGGTTTGCCTTGTAGCACCTCTTCTTGCGGCGGAAAGTTTGTCTGAAGTTGTTTTTAATTTGTTTTCTGCAGTTGAAACTCGATTAGTCGCAGAGCTCGATCTATCCTTGGATACAGTAAGCTTGTCATTCGATGCTAATAATTTTTGCTCTGTGGTATTAATTCTCGCTTGTAGTTTATTATATTTTTTGGAACCTCTTTGTTTTTTCTTTAAAGACTCCTTATCTTTTTCTAGTTCTTTTGTATGTTTATCAACTTCATCTTGATTTTTCTTGTTGGCTTCATTAGCTTCTTCCTGGACCTTTTTAGCTTCTTTAACTTCATTTTTTAAATCGTCGTATTCTGATGCTAGCTCGTCAACTTGTTGATTAGCATTATCGATAGATTCTTGAGTGCCCATTTTTAAAATATCACCTAAAGCAAAATTAGGCACAAAACCATTAGCTCCGAATAAGTCTTTTAATCCACCTGGTTCATCATCGGTATTTGTAACTCCTAATCCTACAGGATTACTTTTACCAACTAGTGCCTTATGAGAGCCAACTCGTATTTTTGAAACAGGTACCCCAGCGCTTTTTTCTCGCTTAATTGAGGCGGTTAATGGATCATCATAGTTTGGAATATATCCAGCAGCTGCTCTTCCAGGCTTACGCATTTTTCTAAATTTTTCGCTCTCTTTATAATTCGAATCAGCGTATGCAAATGCATCCTTGTTTTTTGGTCCAAGTATATCAAGAAATTTCTTAGCACTGCTTTTTATATTTGGCTCGGACATAGATATTTTTGCTTCAGCCCCAGCCTGCCCTTTATTTTTTACTCCAAAAAGATCATATAATTGCTGAGAAGCTGGCAAGTCAATTGGGGATGTATCAGTTCGAGCGATATAGTTTTGGAACAAGCCGTCGCTTTCAACTTTATCCATAATTGATGCAATCCCAGATTCAAATATTCCTCCTGCTGCCGCGCCAATTGCACCTTGATTAAGAGAACTTTCTATGTGCGATTTATTGATAGGCTTAATTGGCTGGCCCATAATATCTGTTGCGAGATTAATAGCTTCATCGGTCATATAATCTCCAAGCTCATCTTGTATGCTTCTAGATTTTTTAGCCTGCATCCTTTTCTCTTCTCCTGAACCCATTCCGTATAAAGGAGTCGCAATTCTATAAGCTGCTGGTTTACCCTTTATCTTTGATGTCGCGGTACCCTTAGAACCACCAATTAGGCCGTGTTTGTTTGCAAACATATGTTGATTTGGTTTATCTGCCTGTTGGTCTGCAGTAAGCACAACAAAGCTTGATCCTCCTGAATTGATGTTCGTAATCCCCCTCTCAGCTTTACCCATCCTAGCCCCCTTTTTTAAGTGATTTTTATAAGATGCTAAATCTGTTTTGTTGTTAAATTGACTAGCATTTGCAGCTATATAAGCGTCAATATTTCCTTTATTTAAAGATCCTTGACTACGCCCAGAAGCCGTCCACTCGTTAATAAGAGCGCCTTCAAGACTTTTTCCGTGAAACTCTTTCTTTTGGCCCAGTCCAGTAAGCTTTCTATCACCTGTAGCAAATCTTTGTAGTGCTCCAACTAAACTAAAATTAGGAATATATCCTTGAGCAGCATATGGATCAAATCCATGTGCATCTGCAAATATTTTTTTATAATTTTCTCCAGCTTTACTTGAAGCGGGTGGCATAATTGCTGGTTGTGAAAGGCCTGGAAAATTTTTAACCGTTTCGGAACTGTTGTATATCATACCTCCTGCGCCTGGTATATTCATAGTTTTAATGTGCCCGGGTGTGTACCCCGCGCTTCTTGCCATTTTCTTTTCTTGATCGTCTTTAGCATAATTAGGAATAAATCCATATGCTCCTCTACGTCTATAACTTAAGTCTGGACCAACACCTTGGCGCATTAATGCTGGCGTCATAGTTTTTGTTATGCTTGATAATCTTGCAGCTTCAGTGGTTTGCTGTTTAATTAAATTTAAAATTGTTCTTTCTTTTTGTTCGCGACTAATATCTGTTCTCAGCATTTCTTGCTGTAAAGCTGCGTTTTGAGTTAAAACCTGCATCAAGCTGGCCTCAATATTTTTTCTTCCGGCAGCTGCCTTATTCATATTTAACAAACTACCCAAGCTGCTTGTCGCATATTTTGCTGCGTTTACAAAAAGTTTAGTAAATAGGGCTCCTATTATTACTAAACCTGGTCCGGTAATTATATTTCCAATACCTTTTAATACCCCTTTTGCAAAAGTATTACCTTGATCCTCTCCATTGCCAAGTAAATTTGTTGCGCCTTCTGCAAGCCCCTTAATACCATCAAGTATTTTATTAATACCTGGAGCAAGAGCAATGTCGCCAATTGTTTTAGCTAGTTGTTGCACAGCAACCCCTGTCTCACCCGCTAGTGCAGACATTGTTTCTCTTAGTTGTTCATTTTTCCTACTTGATTCATCAGTTGCGTCAGCTGCAATTTTAGTTGCTTGAGCTGTAACGCTGTTTGCTTTTCCTAAGTCAGACAAAGCAGCCTTTAAAATATTAACCTGAAATACACCTGCGACATTCTGAGAAATATATGCCTTTTGCGAGTCATTTAAGTGGTCATATTTTTTAGCAAGACTTTCTAGAATACGTATCGCGGGCAAAGTATTACCGCTAATATCTCTAACAGCAATTCCAATATTCTCTAGCTCATTAAGCGTCGAGCTTCTTTGAACCCTTGTGAAAATAGTTTTAAAACTATTACCAATTACAGCACCACCACGAGCAGTACGCTCTTGAGTTGCAGTAACCAATCCTATTAATTCATTTAAATCTACTCCTGCGTCTCGAGCAGCCTGCCCAGATCTTGCAATAGCTTGAGCAAAATCTTCAGCACTAACTGCAAACTTAACATCTACCGCAGCAAATTTACTTACCAATTTTGTTGAGTCAGAAATTTCTCCCTTAAATGTATTCATTGCAGCGGTCAAAGATTTAACCGATTCTGCAGCTTTCATTCCGGTCAGCCTTGTTAGTATCAAAGCATCTTTGGTTCTTTTTAAAGTTTCGTTAACACTCAAACCTTGACGTGCAAATTCTGTTGCCGCTTCACTTGCTGCGTCAAATCCAGCGCCTGTTTCTTTTGCCACTTTAAATAACCCACCTCCAAATCTATCAAGCTGCTTATTAGTAAGCCCCATAACAACATTAATGTCGGTAAGATTTTTTTCCACTTTCATGGTGCTTGTCACCAAACCCTTGAACGCATCAGCTACAGCATTAATAATTCCAACAGATGCACCAAACGCAAGAACACGAGCATTAGAAGCTTCTAATGATTTTGTAAATTCATCAGCGCTACGCTTCATGTTGCCAAGCGGTTGCGTTACGCCTTTTTCGTCTATACGAATTTTAACTCCGCCAGATCGATTAATTCTTTTTACAGCGGCTTGTACATCTCTTTCT